CCATTTTCACAATCGTATTGAACGGAGAGCCTTTTATTTCAAAAAAAATTGAGGCCTACCAAAAGCTAACTATCTCTTGGCAATGGAGGATTGTCGAGGGTGTTAGCAACCCTAGAAATTGTACTCGCTGGTGCAAGGAAGTTCCGGCTAAGTGGCATAAAGATTTTGTCTCAATAGACGGAACGCATGAATACCTTAAAAACCTAAAGCATCCAAAGGTGTCTTTCCAATATCAAAATAAGGCTTTCGATGGAAAGATTGAGATGATACGAAGAGCCTTGGAGGGGGTGGATTGCGGGGTTGTGATGGAGCAAGATGCCGATGAATTTTGGACAGAGAAACAGATGGAGGATGTTTATAGGCTTTTGATTGATAGAACGCCCGGAACCACCGCACAATTTCATTGCAACTATTATATAGGGAAAAAGATTGTCGTTTCTCGCTCCGGCCTTGGGTGCTATCCCTATGAATGGTATAGAGCGTGGAAATGGGGAGAGGGCATCGAATTTACAAGCCACGAACCGCCCATCTTGAACCATCAGCCAATCAGAATCCCAAGGGGAGTCACAGAGGAAATGGGCATGATCTTTGACCACTTCGCCTATTCTGTCCCAGCTCAAGTCGAATTTAAGGAGCAGTTTTATGGATATGCCGGACTTCTAAAATCTTGGGAAGAACTACAAAAGACCCACGGCCCAATTCGCCTAAATAGATACTTTGCTCATATACAAGACAGAAGCGTTGTAGACGATGCAACCTAAAGTCATAAAATATCAACAAAGGCTAGGGGATGTCCTTCGATGCCTTCCGGCCTGTAAATATCTAGCCGACCAAGGCCACGAGGTTTTATTCGATTGCTTCGAACAATATCATGGCGTGTTTGATTTGGTGTCCTATGCGAAGCCAATGGGCGCAATCCCATTCAATGCAGATATTATTGATCTTGAGGTATGGCCTAATAAATATATTGATTACAGAAAGAGCAGAAAGACTTGGACTGATTTTGTTTATTCAGACCCAAGGATCAAAGACGCAGACAAAACAAACATTATTCTGGACAGGCTTGGGGAAGAAAAAGCGGAAGGACTTCCAGAAAAGTATCATCTGATTGCCCCTTTTGGAATTTCTCAAAACACACAGCATAGCCCACTTAAAATCATTCAAGAGGCGGCAAAGGAATTGGGTAAAGATAATATCATTGTTCTTTGTCCAAGAGATATCCGCATTGAGGGGCTTGCTACCTATACGGCTCCAAGCGTTGAACAAATGGCTAAGGCTATAAGGGACGCAGACCAATTCTGGGCAATCAATTCAGCCCCAATCATCTTGGCCTCTTCGATTAGGAGGGGGAAGGAAAGCAAATTTTGGGGGCAAAAGGGGGAGTTTGAATCAGACAATGTTCCTTGGTTTGAGGGGCTTGTAAGGATGGATTGACATAGCGGTTGGGTTTGATGGGCGGGGCTATTTCCACTTCTTATTTCGGGACTGACCTACACTATATGATAAATGATTTGTGGGTGAGTGTGACAGGGCTTGCCTCGAATCCTGTTTCTGCCGTGGCAACCGACCTCGGGACTTCGGCTGATTTGGATGTTGGAGGAGAAGTTTTCAGGCTTACTAAATCCCTTGTGGTTTGTGCGTCGGCTGTTTCAACCGTTACCATCGGCAATCTTTGCACCTTGGAAAACAAGGAATTTATGATTGCTCAATTCTCAACTTCAACGGACGGCATTTCCTACACCCTAGACTTGGCCGATCCGACAACCTAAATGGCCTCAATCGAGAGAGAGGTTGAGAACGCCTTAATCTCAGCCATCAATTCAGTCACGGGGCTTTCCTATTACACAAGCGAAAGAGACACCGCACGAACCCTGCCTTTTGTCTCGGCAAGGGCTTCCATCACAAATGAGCAGTTGGGAACCTTTACTGGCGTTTTTGGCCTAACCGCCAATCTTTCCTACAATCAAAGGGCTGATTCCATAAGCAGACAAGCTTTTGATGCCAAGTTTCAGGAGATTGTGGGCAAGTTTTATCAAAGCCCCAACCTTGCGATTATCTCAACCACGGCCTCAAATGTGACGATTTACAATGCCAAGATGACAAGCGAAAGCCCATCCATCATAGCAAGGAACAGGACTTGGGCTAAAGAGATAACCCTTGATGTGATTGCGAGCGCAAAGAAATGAGCCAATCCATCCAATATCAGATTGAGGATGGGATTGCCGCCCTCTTAACAGGCATCTCCAGCCTTAATGTCTATACAACAAACAGAATTGGCAGAAGACTTTTTCCCTATGTAACAATCCAAGCCTCAATCAGTTCGCAAGTGCTAGGAAATTATAGCGGGGTTTACGATCTTTCCGTTGCGGTTAATTATAGCGATACGGCGGTTAAGGTAAGCCAAGAAGCCTTTGACCAAGAATATTGTGAGATATTTGAGGCTTTTTATTCTGAAAGCCCCACCCTTCGGGCAAAGATTGATGCCCAAATTTTACCACCCGCAGTCATTTATATGGCTCAAATCACAGGCCAAAGCCCAACGATAAGGGCAAGCTCTAGGGCTTGGCAGAGGGGGTTAACGATGCGGATTATGGCAAGCCCGGTTCAGTCGCCAGAGGTGGCCGCCTATATCGCCGCCCTTCAATTCAACGACCATCGAAACTCCCAATATCTTGGGGCAATTTAACAAAAGGATTTAAGAAATGGCACTTCCAGTTTTAGACGGGAATCAGTCAGCAACCACCCTTTCTTCAGTAGTCACAGGAGGGGAGCATATTGTTGCCCATACGGTTGTCTCCCTTGGCTCAACCGCAATCTCCAACATCTCCACGGCGGTAAGCGGGGTCAATAATGCGGTTGGCACAGATGGCGGAACCCCAGCCTCAACAAAATTCATTAAGATTGGAGGCCATCAGGGCGGCCAAAACCAAGTCGAGCATATCGTTCATGTCTCCGCTGGCGGGGCAATGAAGGTAGATGCGAGCGATTCTTCAGTCACTTTTGGCCTTGCAAGCGTTACATTTTCTGCGGTCTCCATCTCCAACTTCCCCTCCACCCAGACCATAGCGGGGACGGTGACGGCGAATGGTGGCGATGGAACATTTCTTGCTGGCGGATTAAGAGGAGGCGCAAAGACAGCGCTTTCGATAGACATTGGAACTGGGTATTTGCAAACCAAGGTAGAATCAATGCCTGCCTTAAGCGGCACGGTCACGATAGGCAATGCCGTCACTATTGGCGGTATTTCTAATGTGGATGTTATCCCGTCAGCAATTACATCTGGCAACCTTGGCCCAATCACAAGTTCTATGTCTGCAGTTACGGTCAATACTTCCGCATTTGATTCAGGGACATCCGGCGATCATGTCTATTTTAACTTTAGATATTGGCAGACAGGAACAATTCCAGCCGGGGCGAACATCCTTCAATCAAGTTCAAATAATTCATCTTGGGCAAATGTCACAACGGGCTTTAATTTAGACTCTCAAGAAGTCGAAACATTAGTTTTGGATAACCTTGCCCTCTATACGGAAAAGCGTTATCTTTTCCCAAGAACGACCGATCAGAGATATTGGAGAGTACAGACAGGCCCGCAACCCTCTGGCGCACAAGATAGCTACGCTAGATTTTCGGTTTTTTCATTAAGGCCGGATTATCAATTTATTTCCACGGGTACATACTTAAATGGAGGAGCTACTACGGTTGGCTACTACGCCTTATCGACGGCTATCGCTAATTCAGTCACCATCGGCTCTCTCCCCGCCATCTCCGGCACGGTCACGGCGAATATCGGGAATCCATCAGACATTATTGGCGGTGGATATAATAACCTAGAAGAATTTGCAGCAAGTGGCGGTATTCCAGTAAATCTTGAAACTAATTTTGTAAATAATGCCCTCCCCATCTCCGGCACGGTCACGGTCTCCCAGCTCCCCCGCGTCACTTTCATCGACGGCTCCGGCACGGTTGTTACCGCAAATTCGGCCGTGACTTTATTCGCCAGCAGTACGACCAGAAGTTACTTGCTCGTCCAAGTCACCACCGGGTCGGCTTTCGTGAACGTGGGAGCCACCGCAACCACGGTGAACGGCATTAACCTGACGGCCGGGCAGGGGTACGCCTGGGAAACGACCATCCCGCAGGGTTTAGTTTCGCTGATCAGCACCACCACCAGTTCCCGCTGGGTGGCGAAAGAGGCTTAAGCCATGGGCTTCTTCGGCGGCGGCGGGGGAGCGGCATCTTTGGATGCAAAGGTGGATATTTTCACCACTTCTGGAACTTGGGACAAGCCCGCTGGGGCGAAAGTGGTTGATCTTTTAATCATTGGTGGCGGAGGCGGAGGAGGTTCTGGCAGGCGGGATGCGGCTGGAACATTGCGAGGAGGAGGAGCGGGAGGAAACGGGGGCGGATTGATTCTGATGCGAATTGATGCAGACCGTCTTTCCAATAGCGAAACCGTGACGGTGGGGGCTGGGGGCGGCGGCGGCGCAAGTGCGGCAGATACCACAGACGGAACCAACGGAACAAATGGCGGTTCAACCACATTTTCAATTTTTACGGCAATCGGGGGAACTGGCGGCGGAGCCGGAACTGGATTGGCTGGAGGATCGGGAACAAGTCAGTCACAAAGATGCACAATTTATGGCGCAACAAATGGAGCCACGGGTCAAGGGGGTAATGGCGGAGCAACGGCGGCTGGCGGTACTCCGGGAACCCCCACAGCAAATCCTTCGGCTGGTGGTGGTGGTGCTGGAATCACAACCACAGATACCGTTACGGGAGGGGGCAACGGAGGCGGAGTGGGTCAGGCTAACTGGGGGGTTACAAACGGAGGCACGGCGGCTTTTGGAGCTGGAACCT